GTGTCAGGGACTATGCTTTTTACTATTGCACAAGTTTAACAAGTGTAACAATACCAAACAATGTTACAAGTATTAATCCATATGTCTTTGGTTATTGTTCAAAATTAACAAGTATAACAATACCAAATAGTGTTACTAGTGTCAGGGACTATGCTTTTTACTATTGCACAAGTTTAACAAGTGTAACAATACCAAACAATGTTACAAGTATTAATCCATATGTCTTTGGTTATTGTTCAAAATTAACAAGTATAACAATACCAAACAGTGTTACAAGTATTAGTCAAAATGCTTTTCACTATTGCACAAGTTTAACAAGTGTAACAATACCAAATAGTGTTACTAGTATCGATGCTTCTGCTTTTTACTATTGTTCAAAATTAACAAGTGTAACAATACCAAATAGTGTTACTAGTATCGGTAATTCTGCTTTTTACTATTGTAAAGAACTAACTAATATAACATTACCAAATGGCATTACTAATATTCCTAATTCGTGTTTTTCTCAATGTGGATTAATAAGTATAGTGATACCAGATAGCGTTTCTATAATTAATGATTTCGCATTTGCTGGTAATTATAATTTAACAAGCGTAGAAATTGCGAATGGTATTACTAGTATTAAATCGTATGCTTTTTCTGGTTGCTCAGCTTTAATAAGTGTAACAGTAGAAGCCATATCACCCCCAACTTTAGCGAATAGTGCTTTATCTGGGACTTCTTCATCCCTAGTAATCTACGTTCCTGCAGAATCAGTAGATACTTACAAATCAGCTAGTGGCTGGTCAGAGTATGCAAGCAAAATCCAAGCAATACCAAGTAATTAAAGTTGCTTTTTTATTTTTGATGAATATAATAAATGCAAGAGCTCCGCTTAGAGCGGTTAGTCCTTTACAAATTCTAAGTATATAACCGTCGACTTTGCTTAGGGACGGTTATTATTTTATTGAAATGATAATTAAAAATATCATAAATAATATGAAGAAAACTAAACTTAAAGTTTCTTTCATAGTCATCACCTCGATTTATTGAGGAGTGACTAACCGCCCTTTTCGGACAAACTCTTGCATCAGGAATTCTATTGAAAATTTAATGTATTTCAAGAAGAGACACTGTTTATTGGTGTCTCTTTTTCTATGCCAAAATCTTTGGAAGGGGGTGATGAATATGGAAGTCAGGATTAAAGACGATAGTGTCGAGATTTCTGGCTATGTCAATGCTATTGAAAGAAAATCAAGACCTTTAATGTCCAGGATTGGTAGATTCGTAGAGCGGATCTGCAAAGGAGCATTCAAAAAAGCGATTGATAGGAATGATAATATTCGTCTACTCTTAAATCATAACTGGGAAAGAGATTTAGGAGGGACAAAAGACGGCAATCTTGTTCTAACAGAAGATAATATTGGGCTTCATGCAAGAGCAACAATTACAGACCAGGAAGTTATAGAAAAGGCAAGGAACAATTCATTGGTCGGGTGGAGCTTCGGATTTAAAGACCGTGAAGTTGATAACACAATGGAAAACGGAATGCCAACCCGTGATGTCAAAGATCTTGACTTATACGAGGTTTCTATTCTTGATAGGTCAAAAACGCCAGCCTATGAGGGCACGCTTTTAGCGGTTCGTTCGGATGATGAATTCCAGTATCATGGCGAACCTTTTGTAACTGAAATTGAAATCAGAGAAGAACCGAAACCAGGACCTAAAGAGCCTCCTCAAAAGGCTGCAGAAGAACCTAAACCAATCGATTATTCAAAGTATGAAAATCTAATTAAAGAAATGAAAGGAGAAATCTAAATGAAAGATTTAGTTGAGAAGAAAAATGATTTAATAACCAGAGCAGAAGCAGTAATTAATACTGCAAAGGCGGAAAAAAGAGAATTAACTGAGGCTGAGGCTGCAGAGATTGCAGAAATTAGGGATAATGTCCGAAGAATTGTAAGGCATCTTGAACTTGTCGATGATATCGACGAATTAGACCGTATGGGAAGAAAAGGAGAGGGTGAAAAAGTTATGGAAAAAGAAACAACAAAAGAAGCAGAAGAAACAAGAGCAATTGAAATCCAGGAAAGAGAAGCATTTGAAAACTTTATTAGGGGTTATGTTGTTCACCAAAGAGCTGGAGAACTCACGCCAACGCCTTACGATTCATCTACAACAACAACTGGTGGTGCTGGTGGGAAATTAATCCCGACAACTATTGTCAATTACATTATTAAAAAAGTCTATGATATTTCTCCGATCCTTGAAAGATCACAGAAATTTAATGTCAAAGGGAATTTGTCAGTACCTTTCTATCCTGCTGATTCAAATAAAATCAATGTTGCATATCAGACAGAGTTTTCACCGTTGGCATCCTCTTCTGGTTCATTCGATACAGTAACACTTACTGGATTCCTTGCAGGATGTTTAACTAAAATTTCACGTTCACTTATCAATAATGTTCATTTTGATATTGTCGGATTTGTAGTTGATGAAATGGCATATCAAATTAGTAGATGGATTGAGGGAGAATTGCTTAATGGTACTTCAGGTAAGGTAACTGGTCTTTCAACGCTTTCTAATGGCATTACAGCTGCTTCTGCAACTGCAATTACTGCTGATGAGGTTGTACAGCTTCACGATTCTATTAAAGATCAATTCCAGAGAAATGCTATTTGGGTTATGTCCCCTGCAACCAGGACAGCACTTCGCTTGCTTAAATCTCAAACAGGTTACTACTTGCTAAATGATGATGTTTCAACTCCGTTTGGTACTTCTTTACTTGGCAAACCTGTATATGTTTCAGACAATATGCCAAATATTGGAGCAGGAAATAGAGCAATCTATTACGGGGATATGCATGGGCTTGCAACTAAATTTAATGAAAACATAAACATTGAAGTATTGCGTGAAAGATATGCAGATGAGCACGCAATCGGTGTTGTAGGCTGGCTTGAGTTTGATTCCAAAGTCATTGATGAGCAACAAATTGCAGTACTTACAATGGCGAGTGGTTCTTAATGATTTATAGAGCTTTAGTTTCTTTTAGTGGCTTGTGTTCTATGGCAATGGGCGAGACTAGGGAAATTTCTGATAAGTCCATTGCTAATGACCTATTAAAAGCAGGTTATATTGAAGAACTAAAAGAAACAAAAATTAAAAAAGTTGTTCAAAGCAAAGAGACTAAAATTAAAAAAGGGAGCAGTAAAAAATGAAAATCAGAGCATTAAAAGCTTTGACAGTTCGTGATGAATCAGGAGCCCTTACTTCTCTTGCTCATGGAGGAGTTGCTGAAGTTTCAAGCGAATTGGGAGAAGATCTTATTTCGGATGGTCTTGCTGAAGCTTATACACTAATTAGTCCGACTGGATCTATTACGATTACTAAAAACGGTACAGTCGATGTTACAGAATACGCATCAGCAGAAATTAATGTGGAATAATGAGTAATGTTGTGAGAACAGCTCCAAAAGGAGGACAACATGAACGAATTAACTAAAGTCAGCGATATTACTTATGAGGATATCGCTGATTATTTGCGTCTTGCAGAAATAGATAATGATGATATAAACACTCTTAATAATCTTTTAAATGTTGCCAAAACTTTTATTATTAATTACACAGGCAGAACAGAGGAAGAACTAGACAACTATCAGGATTTTGTGATAGTCGTTTTTGTACTTTGCCAGGATATGTGGGACAACAGAACCATGTATGTCGAAAGCAAAAATCTGAATAATGTTATTGAGAGCATACTTGGTATGCATTCGGTGAATTTGCTATGAAAAGCTCAATGATCAACGCTGGGAAATATAATCATAAAATTAAAATCTACAGTACTCAGGTTGTAGAGGACGATCAAGGCTTTCAAACAACGGTAAATACGCTCGTCCTCCAGCCTTATGCAAATGTCAGAACTACAAAGGGATTTACTCTTATTGCAAATGGTAGTGACTTTGAAAAAGCTTTTACTAATTTCACAATTAGATATCCGCATACAGAACTCAATAGAGATATGTTGATTGAATTTAAAGGGAAAACCTACACAATTGAATATCTTAATAATATTGATGAAGCAGATGTTGAATTGGAAATCCAGGCAAAGGAAGTGACACACTAATGGCAAAATTTGATGCGGCCATTCCATATGTGATTATAAGTAATTTTGAGAGTCTTTATATGAAATCACCTAAAATGTATTCTGAAGTATTAAAAGCAGGTGGAAATGTTGCTTATGAAACTGTAAAAGCTAATGTTCCAGCATCATTCAAGAAATCAGACATTATGCGGAAATTGAAAATGACTAAGGTATATAGGACACCGTCTGACGGTGCTATTAATATTAAAATTGGGTTCTATGGTTATTTTATAAACCATAACAATAGAGTAACGCCAGCACCGTTGGTTGCTAATATATTTGAATATGGATCTAGTAAATTCCCAAAACACCCATTCTTTCGTAAGTCTATGGAAAGCAAGCGAATAGTTATTGCAATGATGAAAAAGGAAACGGAATTAATAAAAGAAATAGTCAATCAATGAATTAATGGGGTTATGTTATGAATGAATTAATAAAAACCATATTTACCGATTTTACAGTTGACGGGGTAAATATCCCCGTCAAATTTTTGTTTTATGAAGGGCATGGAGAACCATATATCACTTATCAGCAAATAGATGCGGATAATTCATTGAGTGGTGATGACGATTTGATTGGTTATGTAGATTATTATGATTTTGATATTTATTCAAAAGGCAATTACACAAATATTATTGAGAGTGTAAAAAGTTTATTAAAACAGAATGGATTTATTTGGCAGCCTAGTCGGTCAAGCCCAGATTTCTATGAGACCGATACTGGCTATTATCACAAAACATTAAATTTTGCTTATATGAGGGAGGAATTAACTAATGGCGAAAATAGGACTTACTAATTTTAGATATTCAATGCTAACAGAGGCAGCAGATGGCACACCGTCTTATGATGGTGCTAAAACACCAGGTAAAGCTGTTTCTTGTAATGTAGAAATTTCAAATAACTCAGCGACACTTTATGCAGACGATACTTTAGCAGAAAGCGATACATCATTCCAGAGCGGTACTGTAACAATGGGCATCGATGAAGATGACCTTGCAACTATGGCAGCGCTCCTCGGTCATACAATCACAGAAGAAGGCATAATGACCAGGAATGCTAATGATACAGCTCCTTATGTTGGATTGGGACGAGTTGTTACGAAAATGGTATCTGGTGTTTATAAATATAAGGTCGAATTTCTGTACAAAGTGAAATTTTCAGAGCCGAGTGCAGAAAACACTACAAAAGGCGAATCTTTGGAATTTGCAACAACTGAAATTGAAGGAACGGTTGCTGCTCTTGCAAATGGGAATTGGTCTGTTGCTCAAACATTTGATACTAAACAGGCTGCAATTACTTATTTAGAAAGCCTTATGGAAGCACCTACTGGTACCAACGGCTAAAAAAAGATAAGGCGGATATATTCCGCCTTTTATTATTGGTTTGGAGGGAAATGAGATGAAAGATGTAAGTACAACAATCCAATACAAAGATAAAGATTATAAGTTGGTCTTTAATCTGAACGTAATGGAAGCAATCCAGGATGAATATGAAAGCATTGAAAAATGGGGGGCGATGTGTGAACCTGCAAACGGTGAGCCAAATGTCAAAGCCCTTAAATATGGATTTGCTGCCATGCTCAATGAAGGCATTGATATCAGCAATGAGGAAAATGGCACTGATGATCCGCCATTAACATTAAAAAAAGTTGGAAGAATGGTATCAGAAATAGGAATAAATCAAGCAGCTACAGCTTTAAGCAGTACGGTTGTAAAAAGTACTAAAAGCAACGAAAAAAACGGATCATCCACGAAGAAACGATAGATCCAGTCCTTGACTTCTCGTGGTTTTATTTTATTGGGCGAACAAAATTGAAACTTTCTCATAAAGAGACTGGAAGATTAACACTAACTTTGTTTGACAAATTATATGGCCATTACAAAGATGATTGGGATTATGAAATGAGACTTAAGAATGCAAATATAACTTATAAAGAAGCATATGTAAAATCTCAGAAAGCTCAAGAATGGTTTTAAAGGGGGTGAAGAATATTGAGTAATAGTTTCGGAGGCTCCATAAAGTTGGTTGGAGAAGCCGAGTATCGGAGAGCCCTACAACAAATTACTACTAATCTTAGAGAATTATCAGCAGAGATGAGAGCCTCAGCTGCCAGCTATGATAAAAACGATAAGTCTATGTCAGCGTTATCAGCTAAGAGTGCTGATTTAACAACTAAACTAGGATTGCAGAAAGATAAGCTTGCCAATTTAAAACTTCAATATGCTTCAATGAATCAGCAATATATTGCTAACACAGAAAAGCATAATGCTTTAATAAAAAAATATGAAGAAGAAAAAGCAAAGCTTGAGTACATTGGCAAAACCCTCGGGACAACTTCGTCAGAATACAAAGCCCAAGAAAAAGTTGTTAATGATTTATCAAAACAAGTAGACAAAAGCACTAAGAATCAAGATGCCAATGGTAAATCCATGCAAGACATGGGTGTCAAAATCAAGAATGCAGAAGCGGATATAAAAGTAACTGAAAGAGCACTTTCAAACCTTGATTCTCAAATGGCAAAAAACCGCAGCGAAGCGGATAAATCAAGTACTACGTATGAAAAGCTAAAATCCACGATATCCGATCAAGAAAGTAAGCTAAGATCATTAAAAGATCAATACTCCAATGTTGTTTTAGAGCAAGGCAAAAATTCAGATGCTGCTAAAGTGCTTGAATCTGAAATGTCCGAATTAGACGGAGAACTTGCAGAAAATAAATCTAAACTTAATGAAGCTGAGTCTGCCTCTGATGAATTGACTAAATCATTGGATGGTACGGGCGAAAGTGCTGATAATGCAAGTGACGGATTCACTGTAATGAAAGGTGCTTTGGCAAATTTAGTAAGTCAGGGAATAACCCTTGCTATAAATGCAATAAAGAACATGGGAAAAGCGGTCATAGACGTTGGGAAACAAGCTATCAGTAGTTATGGTGAGTACGAGCAGTTGATCGGTGGTGTTGAGACTCTTTTTAAAGAAAGCTCTGGCGTAGTAGAGACTTATGCCAATGATGCATATAAAACTGCAGGCTTAAATGCAAATGAGTATATGGAAACAATAACAGGCTTTAGTGCAAGCTTGTTACAGTCTTTAGGGCAAGACACAGCCGCAGCCGCTGAATATGGTAATAGGGCAGTTATCGATATGGCTGACAATGCCAATAAAATGGGATCTTCTATTACTGATATACAAAATGCTTATCAAGGTTTTGCTAAGCAAAATTACACAATGCTAGACAACTTGAAGCTTGGCTATGGTGGTACAAAAAGTGAAATGGAACGCCTTATAGCTGATGCCAATAAAGTCAAACAAGCTAATGGCGAAATGGCTGAGTTGTCTATTGAAAGTTTTGCTGATGTTACCGAAGCAATCCATATAATACAAACTGAAATGGGTATTACAGGAACGACTGCACAGGAAGCCAGTGAAACAATACAAGGTTCTGTAGCATCGATGGGTTCAGCGTGGAGTAATCTGGTCGCTGGTTTGGCTAACGAAAATGCGAATCTTGAACAATTAATGACTAATTTAATTGACAGTATTGGTACAGTAATGACAAATCTATTACCTCGTGTGACCAATGTTATGTCTACTATGGCCAAAATCCTTACAGAAAAGTTCCCTGAAGCTTTGCAAACATTGTTTTCTCAAATTAGTGATAGTATTGCCCCAATGACTGCAGAAGCCACAAAATTAGTAATGGCTTTTGTTCAAGCAATAATAGCTGCTTTGCCAATGTTAATTGAAGCTGGCCTTAGAATGATTGGTGGAATTATGTCTGGGGTTGGCGAGATGTTACCTAATCTGGTAACTACAATCGTTGAAATAGTCCCGCAAATTGTTCAAGGACTGGTAAATTCTCTGCCCGATTTGATAAACGGTGCTGTTACGCTACTAAGTGGAATAGCTCAAGCTATACCCGCTGCAGTACAAGCTATTATGACAGCTTTACCACAGCTTATAGATAGTATTATTAATGGTTTAATTGTTGGTATACCTGCATTAATAAACGGTGCTGTACAACTGCTTATGGGAATTGTAGAAGCAATACCACAAATCATACCCATTATAGTGCAAAATTTACCAACAATCGTTCAAAGTATGGTAAATGGTTTGGTTAGCCAAATAAACGCACTTATGGATGGTGCTATTCAGTTATTGATGGCTATCGTCGACGCAATACCTGAAATTATCAAAGCTTTAGTTCCAATGATACCAACTATTGTAACAAGTATTGTAACTGTATTGATACAAAATATACCAATATTGTTAAATGGCGCAATACAGTTATTTATGGCACTTGTGCAAGCCATTCCTGTAATAGTAGGGGAATTGATAAAAGAGTTGCCTACGATTGTAAATGCATTTTTAGGTGGTTTAAGCGAACCATTATCTAAACTCTTTTCTGAATTGTGGGATAAAATTAAAGAAATTTGGAATAAAGTACCTGAACAATTCAAAAAATGGTTTACTGACGCTTGGAATAAAATCAAAGAAATACTTAATAAATGGCAAGCTTTCTTCCAAGATATTTGGAATAAAGTCAAAGAAGTATTCAGTAAAGTTAAAGACTATTTCAAAGACAAATTTACAGATGCTTGGGATGCAATCAAAGAAATACTTAATAAATGGGCTGGCTTTTTCCAAGATATTTGGGGCAAAGTCAAAGAAGTGTTTAGCAAAGTCAAAGATTATTTCAAAGATAAATTTACAGATGCCTGGGATGCAGTCAAAAATGTTTTCTCAGGATGGGGAAAATTCTTTGGTGATTTATGGGACACTATCAAAAAGAAATTTAGTGATCTTGGAACAAAAATTGGTGATGCAATCGGTGGAGCAGTAAAAAGCGGAATCAATGGTGTTATTTCTATGATTGAAAAAACAATTAACAAAGCTATTGGATTAATCAATGGAGCAATCAGATTAATTAATCTTATACCAGGTGTAAGTATAGGTGAACTTGGCGATGTTAAATTCCCAAGGCTTGCTCGTGGTGGTGTTTTAGACGATGGCCCACGTACAGTAATCGCTGGTGAGGACGGAGCAGAAGCGATTGTCCCTCTTGAAAAGAATACCAAGTGGATTAAATTAGTAGCTGCTCAATTGCAAAATTCATTATTGGCTGGGCTTAACTTAAATAGAACATTAAACGAAAACTTATCAAATAGAAATGCTCAATATGAATATAATATGCTCGTTGATTCATTTAAACAGGCTCTAAGTGAAATGACCATTGAAATGGACGATGAGACGATGGGTAAATTTGTTGAAAAAACAGTAGCAAGAGCAATTTATAGCTAGGAGGTGGTAAAGTGCTAAATGAAATCATTTTAAACGGGAAAAGCAGCAGCGAACTTCAAGGATTAATAATTCAGTCTCTACCACCTGTGGTAAAACCTCAGATCCGAACTCAAATTGAAGAAATAGATGGTCGTGACGGTGATATTGTTACTAAACTTGGGTTTTCAGCTTATGATAAATCATTTGATATTGGATTATCTTATGATTTCGATATAGATGACATAATTGCATTCTTTAATAGCGAAGGAACTGTTACTTTTTCCAACGAACCTGATAAATATTATAACTATCAGATATTAAATCAAATAGATTTTGAGAGATTAATAAGATTTAGGACTGCTACTGTAACAATGCACGTACAGCCTTTTAAATATTCCAGTATAGAAACAATGAAAACTTATACTGTTAATAATCAATTATTAAGTTTTAATGATTATACAAGAACGATAAATGGAATAACGCTCACAGCAAGTAATGGCAGCATTAATATAAGCGGAACGGGTACAGCAGCTACAGAATTTTATTTGCCAATTAACACGGTTGTGTTAAATCCAGGCAGTTATACTTTGAGTGCCTTGGGGAGCGGAACGTCGGTTAGTGCTTGCTCATTAAGGCTTGTATATGATAGCCCGTCAAATGCTAATTCGTTTGGCGGTAAATATGTAACATTACAAAACAATACAACGCTCACAATTTCAACTACATTAAACGAAATTAAAACTTATAACTATTTATATTTTTACATTGCTGCAAATACAGCAATGAATTTTACTCTGAATCTTAGCTTAAGAGACGATGGAGAGGGCAGCTTCACGATTAGAAACAACGGAAATTATCTATCAAAACCGATTATGACTATCTATGGGAGCGGAACAATCAATTTAAGCCTTAATGATGTCCAAATATTCGTGATCCAATTGGGTGATGAAGAATATATAACTATTGATTCGGGGCAGCTTGAAGCATATAAGGACGGAACACTTAAAAATAGATTAGTCACTGGAGACTATGAAAACTTTGTTTTAAATGTAGGTAAAAACGAAATTAGTTGGACGGGAGATGTAGAAGAATTTGAGGTTGAAAACTACTCCAGGTGGATATAAAGGAGGGATTTCATGGCTAATACAAACGTGAAAATGGTTCGTGGCGATACTTTAGCATTTGCATTAAAAGTTGAGTTTGACGAAGATGTTCAGGAACTAGATACTGCCTATTTTTCGTGCAAAAAAAATTATGATGATTATGTATATATATTTCAGAAATCATTAAATAACGGAATCGAAATAGTAGAATCAGATGAAAAATCTGTGACATATAGAATTAGAGTTGCTCCAATAGACACTAAAACCATTGAGCCTGGGAACTACTTCTATGATTTCCAAATTGGAATTAATCAAGATGTATTCACGATCCGCAAAGGGGTTTTAAAGATAGAAAAAGATATGACTTTTTAAAGGGGTGAGAAAATAATGAGCGATAAATTTGTTAAAAATCCGAATGTTCAAGTATTAATGCTTAAAGGTGCTCCAGGAACAACTGATTATAATGAATTAGAAAATAAACCAACAAAGCTGTCAGATTTCACGAATGACGGCATTTTTATTACTAATACCTCGGATGATTTAGTAAATTACTATACTAAAACCGAGGATGACGCATTATTAAGTACTAAAGCAACTACGACTTTATATACTGCAACTTTATTATCAAGTGGTTGGAGCGGATCTGCAGCACCTTATACTCAAACAGTTTCAATTACAGGGATATTAGCAACTGATACTCCTATTGTTGATGTAGTTTTAGACCAATCAACATCAACTGCCATTTCTCAAATCGAAGCATGGATGTCGGTTTCTAAGATTGAAACAGCAGACGGATCTATAACCGCTACTTGCTTTGAGGGACTGCCCGAAATTGACATTCCAATTCAATTAAAGGTGGTGAGATAATGGCACAGGCAATAATCTCAAGAAAAGGTGGCGGTGGTAGTGGCTATGCTACCGTTATGTTTAATAATGTTTATGCTTTAGTGGGAATGAGAACCGCTGACTTAAGTGTTGCAAGGGCAAATCTTGCAGCCACAACAGTAGGCGATTATGCTTTATTTGGTGGTGGGGGTGCTAGTGGTTATGCATCGGCAGTTGATGCATATGATACAAATTTAACATGGTCAACACCAACATCATTAAGTGCATATAGGCATTATTTAGCAGCCACAACAGTGGAGAATTATGCTTTATTTGGTGGGGGGGTTAATGAAAGCATTTCATCAACAGTAGATGCATACAACACAAGCTTAACACGTTCGACACCAACATCTTTAAGTGTTGCAAGGGCAAATCTTGCAGCCACAACAGTAGGTGGTTATGCTTTATTTGGTGGTGGATATAATTATTCTTCTGTTTATTATTCGACTGTCGATGCATACAATACAAATTTAATAAGATCAACACCAACATCATTAAGTTTCGAAAGGGCAAATTTAGCAGCTGCAACTGTTGGTAATTATGCACTTTTTGCAGGAGGACAGATATATGAGTACTGATCTTTCGATTGACATTGTTGACGCTTATGATGTTAATTTAACAAGGACTACACCAACACGATTAAGCATGAGTAGATATGGATTAGCAGCCACAACAGTCGGTGACTATGCTTTATTTGGTGGTGGGTATGATAGTTCTACTAACTTCTCTACGGTTGATGCATATGACTCAAACTTAACACGTTCGACACCAACAGCATTAAGTGTCAGAAGGACATTCCTGTCAGCAACTACATTAGGCAATTACGCTTTATTTGGTGGCGGATATGGTAATAGTGACCACCTACCAACAGTAGACGCATATGACTCAAAC